GGTCTTGAATTACCGAATATGACTGTTGGTGCGGCCGCATTTCACGTCCACGAATTTGAGTTTCCTGGTGTGGAGATACCTAATTTAATTGTTCACGGCAAAACGGCTACTACTGCACCATTATCTTATGAACAAACACGAGCATTAATAAACAGAGATTCTTTTGAGATTCCAAAATTCTATGCACTGAAGCACGATACAGCATTCATCCCAGAAGCAACGAATCACGAACATTGGTTTGAAGAAGCACAAATTGTAGACAGACAGCGTGGTCGTACTTCAGATTGTCTAACTAGGCCACAAGCGAGAGACTTAATTGATGGCGTAGTTGCCTCAGTTACTCTATACGATAATATTGGAAAACTTAATAATGGTGCTCCAAATGTCGATGCTAATGGCGTATTCCAAGGGGGTACAGTTGATGTCGGGGCGGGCGTTCTAACAGCCCACTATCACGAGTATTCAGTCACTTATGATTTGAACTGGCAAACCGGAACTGATTTTCAAGGAAACGCATTAACCCACGGATTTGTTTATACTCCAGTTACGACTTGGGTATGTTACAACTATAAACCAGCATTAACGGTTGAGCCATCAATAATGGGTGGTAGCGATTACGCAGGTAATCCTTGGCCACAAAACGTCTTTAATTCTGTAGACGATGCGACAGTAGCCTCTTCTATAGGGGAAGCATCATTCACATTCCAACATAATCAAGTATGGGATGCAACATTGAATCCAAACGTAGACTGGGTTGAATTATATTCAAGTAACTTTATACAATCGGTGCCAGGCTCTGGTGATACAGGCGATTTAGTTGGTAGTGTTCTAGTAACAGACCAAGTAACAGATATTGCGACAATCACACCATATCCTATGGACCCAGATAAAATTGCTATTGTTGACCAGTCAGGACTTATCTATCTATTACACACAACAACTGGTGTTACAGAAGGATTCTTTGACTTAACGTCTATTCAACACGTTATCGGAGTAGGGCCGTTTGGTGCTTACGATGAGCGTGGTGCATTGGGTCTTACATTCCATCCAGACTACGCAAATAATGGTAAGTTATACATCTTTTATATGACAGAACAAGGACCTGCAACTGGTTCCTTCGGTTATCCACTTTCGACTACTGTTATTTCAGAATTTACTGCTAATGTGGCAGGCGCTTCTGTAGATATTTCGACTGAAAGAATTCTTATGGAAATTCCTCAGCCTGATATGAATCATAACGGTGGTCAAGTAATATTTGGTCCAGACGGTATGTTATATATTGGAATTGGAGATGGCGGGAATGCAGGAGATACTTCTGCTAATACCGGCCACGGCGGACACGGGCTTTATGGTAATGCACAGAATCCATCTAATCTTCTCGGCAATATTCTTAGAATAGACCCGACAGAAGATACAGTAAACGGAGTACCGTATACAATTCCAGCAGATAACCCATTCGCATTTGCTAATGCAAAACTATATGGAGATACTGGTCTAGTATATTTCAGACCAGAGATATTTGCAATGGGATTACGTAATCCTTGGCGCTTCTCGTTTGATAACGAAGGCAGACTATGGTGTGCAGACGTTGGTCAAAATATGTTTGAAGAAATTAATATTATAGAATCAGGTGGCAACTATGGTTGGAGAGTGATGGAAGCATATCACTACTACGAAGAGGACCAAGCACTCATAGACCAAATCGCCCTTGACCTACAATATGCTAATACGACAGAATATTTAAATGATTTAAAACATCCTATTCACGAATATAGTCACGGAACTGGTATCAGTATCACTAGTGGCTTTGTATATCAAGGCTCTCTATTGACTGGAATGGCAGGTAAATTTATATTTGGTGATTGGAGTGCATCTTGGGCTGGTGATTCAGGACACATATATTCACTAGAGGAAAATCCAGAAGGACTTTCTGCTTCTTTTCTTATAGAACCTAATGCAGTTAATGGAGCAGACCACGGACATACGTGTGAATTGACCGCGGCCCAGGTAGAATCGTTACAAGCGAATCCTGGTACCACTGCTGTAGTAGTTCAGTCAGATAGCACCCACGCAAATCTTTATACACATACGTTTACGATTATGTGGAATTCTACTTTTAATCAATGGAACTTATTAACTCAAACGAATCCAGAAAATCACGATGTATTTACATTTGTTGAATACTCTGGTGCAGTGGGATGGACGAGAAAAGCACTTTCATTCTGGGACCCAGTTACGCAGATAGTAACTCTTACTACACACAATAAATCATTACTAACAATGGGTGAAGATACCTCAGGAGAAATATATCTTTCTACTAGACTTGGTATCAATACGTTCCAAGGCTCTGGACCGAACAACACCGCTATATACAAATTAACAGAGACATTTGATTCGTCTACTGAAACTCCTGCACAAGCACAAATACCAGCGAGTGAGATGGCACACGTACACGGATATGAAGTAACATATGATTCCGTTGCTGAAACATTTACTGCTAATGAGATATCAGACTGGGAAATGTCAACTTGGGATGCTTTCTTCCCAATATGGGAATTAAATGACCCAGCATCTCACGTTCATCCAGTAATATCATCCTGGTCGGCCGTACTCGATACTCAAACTCAAATTGGTTCTTCGGCTGGTTGGCATTATAATGAGGAGACTGGAGTATGGGAGCCATACGATATTGGTGCAGATACTCCTTGGCAGCCAGAAGTTGAGGGTGGTGATGGTGCTGTTTATATAGAAACTGCCCCGATTGTAGAAATACTAGGCGCTCACGAATATGGCGAAAATACTCATACACATTATTTTGACAGTTCTGACCTTGATACATTTGGCGCCAATTCAGATAGAATTGCGGTACCGATTACTCGGGTACAAGCAGAGCAACTAGCCAATGGAGTTGTAAATTATGTTTACGTATACTCTTCCCTGCAAGATAGCGGACAACACGTTCATTATCATCAATATAAGATTATGTGGAACCTCTCAACTCAACAATTTGTTGCAGATGAAATAGCAGAAATGTGGGATGTAGGTGGAACAGGCGAATACACAGCCGTTGATGAGATTAGTAGAACACACGAACATAGTTTGGCAGTTAATGGTATTCTTACCCATCTAGGTTGGAATGGTACTCCATTGTATACTGCACCTGATATTACTCTGGCACACGCACACGATTGGGATGAACTTCAAGGTTCTGAAGTAGACCATTTACACTCATTTAATAATACGGTACTAGACACTATCGGCGCAAATGCTGGAAGGCAGTCGATTCCACTTGATGATAATCAGACAACTGATTTGATTAATGGAGAAGTTGATGAAGTTATAATATACTCAAGCGTTGGTACTGGAGACCATTATCACGCTATTAAAATAACATATAATACAAATCTCTTGGCATTCATCGCACAAGATATTGAAAAATGGTCATCGTCCGATGGATTACAATTCTATCTCGAAGCACCAGCCACTCACGCACATCCAACACTAGTACAAAATTCAGCGAGTATTTCTGGTTATAATGAGATGATGGTGATTATGCCTGTATTTGGCTCCCCAGGATATCCGTATCCTGGTGGTTCTCATCCACATTTCCATAACAACACTATTGTTGGTCCATTTGCTTGGAATAATGAAATTGCATACGCAAAGGGCTTAACCGTTGACGAAGCAATGCAACTAATTGATGGCATCGAAGATTCTATTACTATCTACGATTCTATAGAGGGCGCCCACTTTCACGAGTATATAATTAAATGGGATGACCCGAATGATGTATTCTATGTAGAATCTTCTATTACTTGGATTAGAGGTGGTATCGAAGATGCACTACAAGACCCATCAAAATATTATGTTTCAGCCGTAGAGAATGAATCAGAGGGACTTCACTGGCATAACTTGACAATCGATTGGAATCCGTTGCTTAATGCTCCTGGTTCCGAACAACAAGAAGGCGGAAGTATTTACATAACTAAAGTTGAAACTTCTGATGAAGTATTATCTTCGGCTCCTAACATCACTACAGAAGTTACTTCTACAGAGTTAAGTCCTGTATCAACGACATATCCTGATACACCAGGGCCCGGCGATACGACTATAATTATTACATATAGTGATTTAGTTACGACTACGGAAACGACTACAACGCAAATAACAACCACGACCACGACGGTCACATTCTTTTCTGATTATGCGACAGAGACGGTTGTTGGTAGTCCAGTTATCACATATGATACATCCCAAACTGTAAGTTCACAAACTGTAGAGGACTTGACGGAAAGAAAGACATATATAAACACGATTCTTCAAGCAAATCAGCCGCCAATTCTTCATATTCAACCGTCATTTATTGAGGGTGAGGGGTCGCACGACCATCTATTGTATGAGGATTGTGAATTAGATACTTCAGGGCAATATGCAGGTAGAATGTGTGAACCTATCACTTTGTCACAGGCGAATGAGTTAATCAATGAGCAAAACGCAAACTATGGAATAATATTCTTTGATTCACCGAACGGAGCCGATAGCCATTATCACGCCTATACAATAAAATTTAATCCATACGCAAATGCTGGTGTAGGCGAATTTGTAGTGGATGGAATAAGCCAATATGATATAATTCCAGGAACTGGAACAACCGTTCATACGTTCTTGTTGAGTGGTGGCTACCACGACCACGATTATTGGATGAGCGTAGCAGAATATGTGTCACTATTAACAGGCACTTATGTAACTACACCACAGAGAGATGATACCCACGCGGCATCATATACTCACGAATTAGTGCTAGAATGGGACGGTGCTACATATAATATAATTTCACAGTCAAGTGACTATGATAACCATAACTTAATAAGTTATACGGGCTCTGTACCCCAAGGTGGCGAGTGGCTACAAAGTACAGCGGGTGGAGGCTTAGGTGACCACGAACATTCAGTCGTAATTGACGAAACTGATGTATGGCCGAAAGACCCATCATAACAGGCAATAACTATTGATATGTTTATTTAAAAAAACGTATAAATAGTTACGATTAATTAATCAAACTAAATAATTTTAAGGAGTTAGCAAAATGGGTGCAATTGTAACCAGTAAATTCAGAACACAGAACTTGATGGTTTTCATCGACCAGTTCAAAACTACTGGTTCTGTTGACGACAACTTCCTGTATCTAGGTTTTGGGCGGTCTGACGCTTGGCCTGATGATGCTCAAGGAAATGACGAAAGTTCAGGTAACTTTACGCTACCTGACCCACTAGATGAACACGAAAGTCAGTATTGGACCGACATTGTTGGTACCAAACGAATTCAGAACGATGATATTTCCCCGGTGCTCCCACGTATTGACTGGGATGGTGGAGACACTATCGCATTCGATGGAGATGCCGCGAACGGAATAGTAGCAATCGCTGAACCTGGACGGTCTTTCGTATCTAAAATAGGATATCACTCTACAGTAATGAACTCGGAATATCGAGTTTATATGTGTACAGGTGAACCATCAACTGGTAAGTGTTATGTTGGTGGCATATATGACGGTGGAACAGCCGTATCTCGTGCAACGTGTGAAGCGACTGTCGGTGGCCTTTGGTTACCTACTGGTGCTTCTGAAGAGCCAACAGGCTACACGGGAGATGTTGCTGGTCTAGTATCACAACCTATTAGTACGTCTGACAACTATGTATGGACATTCCTCTATAAACTAGAATTGAATGACATTATTAACTCGACTACGAATGACTGGATGCCTGTTATTTCAGGTACTGGCGTTCTTGCGGGTTCAGAACAAGCAGACTTTGGAGATATTGATTCTATCTTTACGGCAAAGACTCACCACGGTCTGATTCACGTTAGATTGGAAACCTCTGATGGGTTCCCAGAAAACGATGACTTTAGACAGATTGGGTTGCTACGTAATCCAGAACTGGCAGGTGGTGGAACTAAGGCTCAAGCGGCCGTATATGCTGATGCAGATACAAGTCTGGAAGCAGATAGTGGACAGTTAATCTATCTCGAAAACAGAAGGGCGATTACTCGTGCTTCTGACCAGATTGAAGATTTGAAACTCGTAGTAGAATTCTAAAAACGACTTTTTAGAGTTAAAAGTATATCTCTCCCTTTCGAGGGAGGGATATTAAAAGTACGAATAATATTTTAGGATAAATAGCGAATGGCATATAACTTTAACACATCTCCATATTATGATGATTACGATACAGAAGATAGATTTTTAAGAATCTTATTCAATCCTGGTCGTGCAGTACAAGCCAGAGAATTAACACAAATACAATCAATTCTCCAGAATCAGATGTCGGCTTCGGCTAATCATATCTGGAAGAATGGCTCGCCCGTAGTTGGCGGAGAAGTTAGTGTTGCAAAAAGAGAATGGATGCAACTCGCTACAACCGATACTACTTGGTTGAATCGTATTGTATATGGTGAAACGTCAAATGCCGTTGCTGTTATTGAGCAACTGCACGATGATGAGACACAGCCAGTTTATTATTATAGAATTCTTTCTGGAACATTTGCTCAAGCCGAAAACTTATTCACTTACGACACAGTTTGTGACGGTGGTTTCGATATCAATGGAGATTGTATTGACAACTCTTGGTATGACCCCACTAAAATCTATAAAGCAGGTGTCATTGTTGGCACTGGACAAGCATTAGAGGCAAGAGTCGAAAATGGAATGTATTGGTTAGATGGATTTTTCACTCCAGTCTTAGCACAAACTATTTTTCTAGACCCAGTCACTGCTACTCCAACCACGAAAGTCGGATTCGACATTTCGGAAGTTATTGTAGCATCTACGACTGACCCTCGTCTACTTGACCCAGCATCTGGTTTCTATAATCAGAACGCTCCGGGTGGAGACAGATATCAGAAAACTCTGACACTTATTAAAGAAGCCGATTCTGCTGAAGCAAATAAGTGGATGTGGTTAATGGATGTTGATGCTGGACTAATCACTACAAAATACGAAGCGACTGACTATTCACTGCTATCTAATGAAATGGCTCAACGAACTTTTGACGAGTCAGGCAACTATACACTTAATCCATTCCCAATTGAATTTAAAGAAGGCCCTACCGCTGATATGTTTGCACTTAAAGTAGACCCAGGCAAAGCATACATCAACGGATATTCACACGAACTCCTAGTTCCTATTACAGTTGAAGCAGACCGGGCACGAACTACTAGACACGTAGCAAACGACCATTTCACTCCTGAATTCGGACCATATTTTGAAATCGAATCAGTAACCGATATGAATGGTGTTTTTAATGTCGTTAATAAAGAATACATTATATTCGTAACAGATACTGGACATACGGCTGCCAATACGACTCCAACAACTATTGGTGTCCATAAACGTATTACTCACGTTAATAAAGTCGGCAATATGTACAGAATTTATCTTGAGAACGACATAGGACTTGATGCAATTTCCCCTGCACAATATATTGTTTCTGAAGCAAATTTAGGAGTATACGCAAAACTTTATCGTCCTACTGGCGTTGCTGTCAAAATGGGAGTTAATTATCCTTGGATGTATAAAGTACATTCAAAGACGGCATCACTATCTCTTGGACAGATAACATATTCTACACAAAAAAATTCTACAGCATCATTATCTGGTGCTCTTGCTTCTGTTCCTGCAGTTTTCAACGATATGCACTGGGAACGAGTTCTTTATATTTGGGATGAATTCACGAATTCAGTTATACCACAATACGGAACTGTAGCCTCTGGAGATACTTGGACTGCTGACTTATCAGGAAATACAACTGCACTCATTACTATTGTAGACCAAACAACTGGCTCTGTATCTACGAATTTATCTGGTCATAATATATCTATTATGGCAGATATGTATATGTCTAACGCCTCGTGGAGAGCAATATCTTACGGAGAATCAAGTGGTTCTATCGTATTGGCTAATGATACTCTTACTATTCCACACGCTGTTGCTGGAATAGTTTCTATTGTTGCTCCTGATACATCGGATGTAACCCTAAAATTTAATTTAGAACAGAATATAACTGATACGACATTTAATGATGGAGTATTAACTTGGAACGATAGCGTGAACCCAAGCCAGCCTGGTACGTATACAGTAACATACAAAGCATACACATTTGGTAATATTACGACTGCAAATTATTTTGCTGTCAACTCATATACTGATGCTGGTATTATTTACGATGAGGTTCCAGGATATCGTGATTCAAAAACTGTAAGTCGTAACCTTGCTGACCACATAGACTTTAGAGCATCTGATGATGATTATGCAGTTGGTACATATTTGCCTCTGCCTGAGTCTAGTATTTCTGTTTCTTATGATTACTATCAACCACGAAGAGACCGATTAGTAATTAACGATGATGGGTATATTAAAATCAAACAGGGATTTCCTTCAGATGACCCTAGGCTTCCAACTGAAGAAATGAATGAACTGACCCTGTACAATATGTTTGTACCAGCATACACTTATAATCATAAAAATATTAATGTCAGGCACGTAAAGAACAAAAGATTTACGATGCAGGACATCCGTAGCATTGAAAATAGACTAGAAAATTTAGAGTATTACACAGCCTTAAACCTCTTGGAGAAGGCTACTGCTGATATGCAAGTTATTGATACAGCAGGATTAGAGAGATATAAGAATGGTATGTTAATCGACCCATTCGTTGACCACGGTATTGGAGATGTAATAGACTCCGATTATTATTGTGCCATATATCCAGAAGCAGGAATTTGTACTGTCCCGTATGAAATGTACGGTATGGACTGCGAAGGTGGTGTAAATACCAATATTAAAACAAATAATCTGACATATACACTTGATTTCACAGTACAAGAAGCGTGGATTACACAGCCGTATGGTTCACAAGTAATTAACTTGAATCCATTCGCAAGAAAATCTTGGGTTGGATTCTGTACACTTACTCCACAATCTGACACGTGGTTTGAAGAACTTTATATGCCTGACGTTATTATTCAAAACGAAAATAACAATGAAGTACGCCAGCAAGTAGAAACTTTTGGAACACAAACGAGATGGAATGCTTGGCAGACTGAATGGTCTGGATGGGCTAATATCGGCGGAAGAGAAAATGTACGAGGTGGAGAAGAAGTAATCTCCTGGGAAAGTAATCTTGGATTTGGTGGAGCGATGGGACAATTCCAGGGAACTATGCAAGATGCGTGGGAAACTGGTACTCACTGGGGCTCAGGCACCATTATGAACCGACCCACTCGACAAAGAACTGTTTGGAGAACTGTAACAAATGTTGAAACTTGGGACCAACAGCAACAAGAAACCGAGAATCAAGCAAGAAGCGGAACAAGGTCTTGGATGGATATCAATGATATTCGCACCCAAGTTGGTGACAGATTCGTAGACTCTTCTGCTATCCCTTGGATGAGGTCCGTTCCTGTTACTATTGACGTAGAAAAACTACGACCAAATACTGTAATGCACTTTGAGTTTGATGAAATTAATGTTGATAACTATATCACGCCATCAGGCGGAAGTATGGGCGACCCAGTTATGACTAACTCTATCGGACAAATTGCTGGTGCTGTACTACAGATACCTTCAGAAGGCCCAGAGGGAGTACGAATCAGAACGGGTATGAAAATACTTGCAATAAAAGATAATTTCATTCAACCAGAATTAATGACTACTCAAGCAGTAGGTGTATTTACGTCTGCTGGTACTCTTGATAGACGCCAGAGAGACATTCTATCTACTTTAGAAAGTTATAGAGTTGATGAATCGATTAGAGATGAACGGGCTATTTTAGGTGGGACAAGAACTATACAGGAATCTAGAAACGGACTCACAAACGGAAGAGAATCAAGACAGATTACAGAGTATTATGACCCAGTAGCAGAATCCTTTCTTGTTGCTAATTCAGAAGGCGGAGCATTCATAGATTCAATTGACCTGTTTTTCTGGTCAAAAGATGATGAATCAACTCCAGTCCGAGTAGAAATCAGAACAATGATAAATGGTTTCCCAACACCAACACAAATTCCACTCGCATCTAAGATGCTTTATCCAGACCAAGTTGCTACTTCTACGGATGGAGCCGTTAGCACGAGATTCCAATTCGATGACCCGATTTATCTAATGAATGATACAGAATATTGCTTTGTTGTAATATCAGATTCATTAAAATATAATATGTGGATTTCTGAATTAGGAGAAGTTGACTTATTGTCTGGAAACTATATTAGTGAACAACCATATCTTGGTTCGATGTTTACTTCACAGAATAACTCTACTTGGACTCCAGAACAATTAAAAGATATTAAATTTGATATGAATAGATGTCAGTTTAGTCCTACTGGTGACTTACAGATTAATATGAAGCCTTTCAATGGAATTAAAGAAGCGGCCTCATTTATGCCTAATTTTCAGCCACTTGTTCTTTCAGGAACAACTTTGGGAATCGAGGCTATTATTAATGGCGACACAAATGACATTATTGGTGGTGTCCTAGATAATGAAGATGTAGTCCTAGATGATGTAGTTGCTCTTGATGGCTCTCATACTATCGCATCTGGTTATCAATATACTCCATTATCATATAATACGACTTTTTCAACAGAAAATCCAAATGTTTCTCCTGTTATTAATAAAGAGAGACTATCGACCGTTCTTGTTAATAATATGATATGGGACACTTCACCGATACCAAAGAATGAATATGGAATTTATCAGTCTAAAGATGTTAAGTTGAGAACTTTTGCTAACGACTTACAAATGTGGTTAAGTGTTCAATCAGTTCCTAATACATACGTAAAATGCTACTATGATACAGGTACAATTATTCCAAGATATATTACAATACAACCATACGCAAACACAGTCACACACGGTGATTACAACGTAAACGATTTTGAACAAGAATACGCATATATTTATCCAGGAGGCACAGATAGTCCTGAAAATCATATTACAAATCAAAATGCAGGCATCGCGGCCTGGAATGGTATAATTCCAGAGAGTGGTGATGAAGCCATCAAATCTACTGCTTATGTGGATGGTGATGACGACCCAGCAAACGAAACAATGATGCACTTAGTTGATATAAGTAATATGAAAGAGATTATCAGAACATACTTTATTTGTACTGAAGATTTAACGGGTGTCACCGCAGACTCAACGAGTGCTGGTATCGGTACCGACCTTGACGAATACGAAGTCGATGATATATGGTTCGGAAGTTGGGATGATGACCTTAATAGACATTTCTATAAGAAAATCATTCTTCCAGATGGAACATACGCTAAAGAAGAAGTACCAATTCTAGAGATTGATTCAATCGTAGATGCAGAACACCCTGATTATCCGATTGGTCTGGCTGTTATAGAAGAAGCGCCATTATCTTGGAGAGAGATGAAAGATAGTGGAAATACTGTAACAAATCCATCCATCGTAACGGATATGGAGTTTGTAGAACATACATTCACTCCACTGAAGAAAGTACCTGCTGAATTTGACCATTTTAGAATTAAAATCGAATTACACACGACCCATCGATGCTATTTACCAGCAGTTCGAGAGATGCGTGTCCTGGCACTGACATAGGAGAAGGAAGAATGGCTAAAAAACCAACCTACACAAAAGACCCCTATACTGGTGCTGTAGTATTTACCGATGTTGATGCTTATGCCCAACGTAAAAAGGTGATAGAACGACAGAAGTTATCAGAAAAGACGAAGAAGGATTCAAAGCGAAGTATAAATAGTATGAAGAACGAAATTAAAAGCCTCAAGAAGTTGGTAAGCGACTTTATTGAGGGAGGCAAGAACTAATATGGCAGGCACAACCGAAATTCCATACGTAAGAAAGGATGAGACCTTTAAGACGTGGCGAGAACGCACCAACCAGATGATTCAGCAACAGAACAATTTCGTCAGAATGCAAGAATTCCTGATGCTTGGAGTAAGTGACCCCTATGTCACCACCTCTATGCAATTGAATTATATGAGTGAAGTTTCTTCCGAATAAAAATATAGGAAATTAATAAATGGCACACTATACAGGTCACACATTCACTTTAACAGAGTTGAATACAATCGAGCAACAGAAGAGTGCATTTCTAGACTCTTTGAATATTAAGTTGGATGCTCCCGACCTTCTAGTTAAAGACTTGGCATTAATGCTCAAGTCTCTAGAGGTAATGGAGAATTTAGAGCATCTACCAGAATATAAAGACTTTTTAATTAATGTAGCAAATCGCTCGGCTGATTTTGTCTCTCCGACGGAATTGATACCAAATGGTGGTCTTGATATTACATATGAAACATCTAATCTAGTACAGAATAGTTCATTTGCCGTAGATGCGTTTGAGACAGAATTGCTCAAGAATAGTGGCTTTGATGTACCAGTAGATTTAGCACGACCTTGGTCGAACGGTATAGCATACCAATTTGATGTTCTCTTTACTGAAGGTACACAGATTGTTCAAGCATATACTGACGGATTACAAGAAGCCCTTACTTGGTTCGAGACTCCTTTAAAACCAAATACACAATACAAATTCGCATATGACCTATCAGTAGCAGACGTTAACTGGGATTTATCCAGTGGCGCACAGAATATGGTCGATATGCTGGCTCCAGACACAGCAACATTTTCAGAAGTTGGTGGTGGACCAGACCCAAGAGTATTCATTTGTTCGGTAGTGGAAGACCCACTTCTTATACGTCCTACTTGTAGTTATTGTACTAACAATCCTTCAATCACTGACGAAGCGACTTGTACAGGCGTTTCAGAAACTTGGGTAGTAGATACACCACAATATTTAACGTCAATCACTGCAATGGAAGCCGCTTGTACAGGCGCAGGCTCACATTGGGATGGTGGCGCAATCAACGACCCGAATACACAAACGCACACTCTCGTACCATATCATATTGAGGCACGTGAGGGTGACACAATTATATTTAATAACCCTATAACTTCTATATTAGTACACAATGCAGTTTCAGATGACAATATTTCTTTTGCTTCACCTGACTTAGAGCCAGGAGAAGATTGGAGTTGGGTTGTAGACGGATATCACGACTTATATTTTCACTGTACATTCCACCCTCTTGAAGAAGGGCGAATGACAACGACCACAAATCACAGATTTGTTTATTCTATTGACCACGGTTTAAATCCTGGTGATACAATTAAAGTTCCGATTAACTACGGCGCAAATGTTGCCCTACCATCGCTAAGTAACTCATACAAAATTAACTTGACGATGCCTCAGCCTTGTACTTCATTAGGTGGAGCGGGTAACCAAAACGTAGTAGAATCACTTTACCACGACTTGAGTCTTACAGACTTAGTAGCATTCCAGTCTGGTCCAGTTGAAACTAATCCAAATGCGACAGTCCCAGTTGATGTTATTTTCCAAGGCGGAGATGACCCACAAACGGTTGACGCAACAGCGGACGTTTCAGTTGTCGGTGGTGTTGTAACTGCACTAACACTATTAACTGGTGGTTCTGGATATCGAGCAATTCCAACGATGTACATTACTGGCGGTGATGGCGCAGGTGCTGTCGGTGAAGTAACATTTGATGGTTCACTTGAAACAATTACACTCACAGATATTGGTGCCGGATATACTTCTGCACCTACTATAGAAATTTCAGTGCCAGCAACTCCTCTTATTGGAGATGGTGGAACAGCGGTTCGAGCCGAAGCAACCTGTACTATCACTGGCGGTGGAGCAATCGATGTAATAACGATAACAGTGGCTGGTTCTGAATATACAGGCCCGCCCGTAATCTCTTTCATAGGTGGTGGGGCAACCGTTCAAGCAATTGCAGAGGGTGAAATTACAGGTTCTATAACTGCACTAACACTACTGCAAGGTGGTACTGGTTATGGTTCTGGTGACGGGTCAGTCGGCTTAGGCGAAAGACAATGGGAAGAATATATTATCACCGCAGTTCAAAAAGGTGATGCACGAGTAGACGTATTCTTTGATGACGTTAATGTTATCGGACATATTCATACTGGAGAATTGACAACGGCAGAATATGCCACAATTCAGACAGGTGCAAACGTAATTTCAATGTCTTCCACGGACGGTGACGGTTCGGGTGAAAACTCACCTCACGCTCACTCTGTTACATTCAATTGGGACCCAGCCCTAAACGCTGGTGCTGGTGGACTGTATGTTGTAGGTATGACAGGTTCACATACTCACGGTATGGAGAACTACTACGATATATCTGGTGGAACAAATATTGAATTAACAAACTTCGGACATTATCATCAAATCTTAATTGACTTGGCTGATGAAGCAACGCTTAAAGCAAGTCCTCTTACTGGAGTTACACAAGACCAAGACGGAACTTGGAGTGCTACGGGTGGTGCCACATTAATCAGAACTTCTGACTACGGCACTTCAGACCCACAGCATTTCCATACGCTTGAATTAGGTTGTCTTACTCCTGCAGATGATATCTATTTAATTATATCAATTGACCAACATATTCACGATTTTGATAGAGTCTGGTATCCAGGTTCAAGTCAATTCACAATCGGTCAATACGACTTTTCAATGGGTGGAGATGATAATAATCCTACATCTATTGCAGACCCATTCACAAACATAGTAGGGTATGTGAAGAAAGAACGTGGAATCGAATGTGATTCTCACGGTCTGGAAGCAGGTCAGAAAATACATTATCAAAATGTTTACAACGGTATCCATCACGGAAATACGAACTACTTTGTAGATTTCATAGTCGATTGGGACCACTTTGTACTGACAGAAACAGTTATTTATCCTTTAGCGAATGCTCCTGGAACTACACCAACAACATTCAATGTTGAAGAAGCATACACAGTTGTTGCAGATATGGCATCGTATAGATTTGAAGTCGAAAGAGACATAACAAATCACTTCGGTGACCCAGGTGCTGGAACTGGAGTAGAGATGCTCTGGTCACGACCACGTACTGTCAAATCAGTCAATCACGGATTAAGTGTTGCTGATATTGTTCAGTTACCTTCAGGCCCACAACCGTATATGCCATCAGAATTACCTGGTGAAATGAGAAACCATACAGTTGTCGCACTCGGAGATGGTTACGGACCAACTGATAACTTACATATTACAGTAGATACACAAACATCATTAACATTCCCAGACCCGAATACAACCACAGTAGAAGGCGCACAAGACTCGCCTTGGTACTGGACTTGGTGGGACCAGAGTGATATATCTTACTTCCCTTATCAAAGAGATGAAGCAGAAGCAGAATCATTTGGTGGTAACCAAGGTATAGTTGGTGGATTCGACTTATTCAGAGGTGGTACTTACGAATTTTTAAATAACGCTTGGAACCCATCAGGGCATATCACAATGCCTGACCCATTCACGGGTGCACCTACATCAATGTATATGCACGCCGCTGGTATTAAAGCAATACCCGGAGCAGGTTGGGATAACTTAGTTCAAGCAGGTATGACAAGAGGTATAGGCGAAGTCGGAGAAGGCTATCACTGTATCTCTAAAAATGCAAATCACGGATTAACAATTAATTCAGGTGACTATAATGATTTTGTCAATACAGATGAAGACCCCGGAACTTGGATAGCAGACGAGCCATTCCCAGTTTGTATGTCTCTCCCTGGTTGGTGCGAAGCAATTGACGTAGATGGTTGGTACTACAACGGTATCGATGACTGGGCAACTTGTGAAGCATTAAATCCAGGTTTTGATGACGTTGGACTCCCACAATGGAGAATGTCACAATGGATTGGTAACTTCTCTAAAAACTTTATTTGGAGAATCCCAGAAGATTTCGGCCTAACAGGCGCTGATGGCGTATCTGGTTTCGGCCCATTTGTTCCACCAGGAGCAGTCAACGGCTACTATGCGGTTGAAGCAGACGGTGGACTTTACAAATTTGACAAAGAAGGTATGATTGAAGGTACTAACCGAACAATCAACTTATATCGTGGTGGTACATATCGATTCAGAGTTAATGCCGCAGGACATCCGTTCTACGTAACGACTGACGATGGTTCTCACTTTACTCCGGGTGCTTACTTCGGTGAGTATCTATTAGGTGTAACGGGAACAAGGGCAGAAGAAGGCCCTGGTGACCAGACATATACAGGTTCTTCTAACTTCGGTGCTGATGCCACAGGGGCATTAAAATACGAAATATGCGAATTCACTGTTCCTTCAGTGGCGCCAGATACATTGTATTATCAATGTGCGTGGCACGCCTCGATGATTGGAACATTAAATATTATTGACCTACCGACAGTTAATGCTGGCGAAGATATACACGTTTATTATCATCACGGTCAAGATAATATGTACACTCCGCTACACATCTTAGATAAGATTGTTGTAGATAACGGAACAGGTCCTGATTACTTTCAAGTACAGCCAGAACCTGAATACGCATTCCCAGTAGCAGGAACTTCAAACCACACATTACAACTTGGTAATCTAGTAACAGCAACTGGACCAGGTGCTATACCAAAAATTCAAGCAATGAATATCGAACTTGGAACGGTACAATATATCGACCCACTTTCGATGATTGTGGGTGTTGGTTCAGAGCAATTCCTTGTTACAAATAACTTTACTGGTAACGCTGTAGTTTACTTGAGTGTAGATATTGGCTATAGGTCAGATATTGCTCTAGACAACGTAACTTTCAAAGAAGTTGTTTGGACAGAGACAGGGTCCTGGCAGGTTCAAGGTGGCACAGCATATACAAGTGATACTACTGCTGGTCATATTGAGCAACTTGTTACTGGCACAGTTCTTGACGGAATTACTTATGAAATTCAATACGATATCATAGAAGATTTCAAAGATGACTTTGGTGCACCAAACGGAACAATTAAAGCATCTATCATAGGTGACACAGTTGTTGAGGGTACTGCTAACACGGTAATCGGACATTATTCTGAAACAGTGGTAGCACCATTAAACTCTACAGTATTCAGACTGACAAGTACGGGAATGGGCAAGATTGACAATGTGTCAATCAGAGAACGAGTAACTGGTCAGAATGCTTGGTATATGGGTGAAGGTTGGAGTTCAGTGGGTGGTAAAGCATACATTGATGGTTCTATCTCATCCGCATCACAGATTAATCAGACTGTTGGCTTTGAGGCAGGGAAACTATACGAAGTTAAATACAACTTATCAGACCTTGACCCAGAAGATAATGGAATGACTGGACGATTAAGAGTCGGACTTGGTAATAATGTAGACCATCTTATTGCAAACTGGAACTTTGATATTACTGACCCAGTGCTAGTTAACTGGACAACGAGTGGTGTTGATGTACAAATCAATAATGAAAAACTAGAATTTAGTTCTTCAGTAAATGGTACTGCAACATATACAGTTCCGAATGCTCTTGTTAAGAATCGTCATTACGAAGTGACTCTAGCCACACAACTACAGACACACGACATTTTACATTTTCAAGTTGGACCAGGGCCTACGGGTTCTCACTCACATACTTTCCAAATCACTCAGGCTGATGCCGATTGGTTACAGGAAGATGACACTCGCACAATGGCTTTCGCACAGACTGATGCGTATCACGCCGAGACTTATACTCACGTATTTACTCTTGGTTGGTCTGCAGGTGGTGGTTGGACTCTAATCAGTCAAACTATTCCAGAAGGACACGAAGATATAACACATACAGGCACAACTGTTAATACTCCGACTATTGAAATTCTTATGGACGGTGTTGTTAAAGCAACAATCACAGAAAGTGGAATTCAGCATTTCGATATGTTAGGTGAATCCGTCACTGACGTAGTAGTTAGAATGAATGGTACTGGTTACATTGACCACATTAAATTATTTGAAGAAGAGATTCCGACACTAGATTATGATTCTACTGGCCTTGTTCATCAAGGTGAAGTAGTCCATCACGTAAGAGCGGGCTCTCACGATTCTCTCATTCACTTTGTTGCGGATGTTGATAATAATCGTGCAGAAGAGAATCCTCCATATTACTCTCAAACTGGTTTTGAAGGAGCCATCGATGATGTTTCCGTAAGAGAAATCGAAGAGAAATGGACATTTGCTCCTGAACAAGGTGGAGCCGCGTATGTTGACCAAATAACTCAACAAATCTATACATCTGGAGTTGGTTCTTCAGCAAGAGGTATTGCCCATATCAATTTTGAAATAACTGACGAAATGAATTATAAAGTGGCTTTCAGTGTAGACAGACCTACTGACTCTATAGTTAAAGTTGGTCCTACACCAGATTCAAATAGTTACGGAGAGATGGTAATAAATGCGAATGATACGCTTAGTGAAAAAGACTTCATATTTGTTGCACCTGTAACGGGAGTTGCATACTTAACGATTGCGACTACAGGCAACGGGTTCACTTACTGGGATAATATTTCAGTCAAGACTGTTCCGAATCTTTCTTCTGACGAGTATCTACTCTTAGCACGTTCAATGAATGTGTTCGGGGTTCCAATAGGTGGAGAATCTAGATGGAATGCAACTCATCTCGATATGGAAAGTGCAGATTATACTGGACAACCAACAGCAGGAATGCGTAACATAGAATCATTCGGTGAATCTATCATTGAAGATTACTATGATGTTAACAAGCGTTCTAACGAAATCTTGAATCCGCCTGTAATGATTTCTGGTTTAGATATTGAAACTGGTGCAAGAGGCGTTCTAGCAATCAGCCCATCGTGTTCTAATCCAGCATTTACTGATATAGTATCCTGTCATACTGCTAACGGAGTTTGGACTGACACTGTACCCGCATCTTGCTCAAACGGAATTTATCTAGATGAACCAACTTGTGTAGAACCTTGGGGAACTTGGACTGCAGGAACTTGTTCGGCTACAAGTATAACCGATGAAGGAGAATGTTTAGCGGAAGGAATTTGTTCTGACCCATCATTCAATAATAATGAAACACAATGTCTTGCCGCAGGTACTTGTTCTGTCGGAACTTACTATGACCAAGTATCTTGTGAAAACAATGCAGGAACTTGGACAAATGCAGGAAATACTTGGACAAGTGCAAATAATACTTGGACACCAGGCAGTTGTACAGACGTATCATATACTACTGAACAAACTTGTATTGCACCGAGAGGAACTTGGACTGAAGAAGTGTTCGAGAGTTGTTCAGATGGAATACAATTAACTCAAGTTCTTTGTGAAGCAGACAGAGGAGTTTGGGACCCGACAGTTGTAAGTGCAATACCGGGACATACAATAATCTTAAATGGTGATGGTATTGACCCACTGTGGACTATAACAGTAGGCGGAGTTGTTCAAGAAACTGGCGCTCTAAATCTACCGACACAGGTCAACTTTACATTGGCTGACAGTACTCCACTTGGAGCACAAGAACTAATAATCACTAATACTGACGGTGACACAGCAACAATGGCCACCACATTTATGGTAACCGACCACTTGAGAATTATAACGGTTACAGATGAAGGTTCTGGAATATTTTCAATAACTGGAGCCAACTTCTGGCCAAGTCCAAATACAGCAATAACGCTAGAAGTAACTGGAATACCTGGGGTAACAGCAGGCGCTTATACTCCTACATTCATTGATGCCAATAACATCTCTTTTGATGCTACTGGTCAGGCGAGTGGTACATATGACGTAATACTCACCCATACAGACGGCCAATCGTTCAGAGAAGTTAGTTGCATAACGATTCCGTAAAAAAACGATATGCTTATAAATAGTTTTATTATAAATATATCAGAAGAATACAATTTTTGGAGATAAAATACAATGTCCGTAACACTATCAAGCATAACTACTGCGGTTGACCCGTTTAATGACATACCAGATATTACATTTGATAGTATCGATGTTTCGGCGTTTACCGAAGAAGTAGAAATATATACAAATACGCCGGCGGTAATGATACCGACTAAATTGAACGCTATGGCGACTTCAATGAAGACCTGGCTCAATGATAATATTTCCGCTCCTTTAGAAAATCAACAGAATACCTTCAAAAATGAGGTGGTTGTCCGTACCAATACGGCAATGAATGCTGTAGAAACCTATATGAACGATGAAGTTCAGGGTTTCGTAAATACTACATTCGTACCTTGGGCTAATGATGCAGGAAACGTCCTGTCTAATCACGCTAATACTCTTGAGAACAACGTAACAACTACGATGACTCAATTGCAGGCTGATTATACACTTCACGTCCTGGCACAAGATGCAATTATCGCCCAAGCACTAAATGATATACTGGAAAATCTAGCCCAGTATACTTCTGGCGCTGCCAACTCTGGTTATTCTATTCACGCAACAAACGAATTACTCGCCGATATCACAATGACTCGGGAGATTGGCTTTACTGATTATATGTACAATTCAGAAGGCAATATTACTTTCGCTGAAGAAGGCTCTAACACTACTCATCACATTAGTTATCATCCATCTACTGGAGCGATTATGTCTTTTGGTGAGACAATGCAAATTGTAGGTGAGCCTCGACCTTTCGTTCAACATTTGAAATTAGAAAATGAAGCATCTACTGGTTCAACTTCAGTCGCAAAAATTAAAGCATATGATGCCTTTAAGAATACTTCAGGTGGTGGAGTACACTCATTCAGAGTCAGTGGTCACGAAGTAAATGGCGACCCTGCAGTCGAACTAACTATTTTAAATAATACTTCAGTTCCTGACGTAGACAATCCAGAACTTATACTAAGACGTGGTGTTGATGCCGCGATTATGTTCGGAAATATTGATGCGGGCGATTATATTAAAATTACTGAAATAGACGGCACTACAATTTATAATGGTGGGGTTGTCGGTCAATATGCAGAAGATTACGATACAGTTTTATTTAAACCCAATGCAAGTTATTGTCACGATATGACATCCGCAGTAACTGGTTGGGGTGTTCCTGCAAGTTTTCACGCAAGTGACGTAGACTCATCCGGCGGTGACCACGATACGCCAACTAAATGCGAAGAGTATGTTGACTCTATTGTCGCACTTCTCGATGACTTCTCACGTACTTATGAATATGGTATAGCAGGCGAATCTTATGTCGGTTCTCTTTCTGACGGACTGATTTACAAAGTTTATATCAATGATGACTCAGGTTTCATTGATTCTTACGCATACACAATTGATGCAAATGGCAAGCAAGGCACTGGTGCTATACTTAACGCTATCTATGATGATGGTGTTTCAGATGTAACGATTACATCTGGTGGAACCAAGTTCTCTATGAACGCGGCCGCTAGAGCGTTTGATTTGGGTGCTGTAGATGTTACTGGTTCTTCTGAAACGAAGGCAATAGCGACTCATACTCTTAAAAACGGAATGGTTGATACTATTACTGTTGATATGGGTGCCCCAGGCGCTGGTTATACTGGATATTGGGAAGTTATGGTAGAAGATGGCGGAACAGGTCATACGCATACAATTCAATTAACACAAACAGAAGTTAATGTGATAAAAGGTGGTGGCCAAGTTACTTCTACGACTGTAGATGCTGGCCATACTCACGACCAAGTAGTCGGATGGAATGATTTCAATAACTCATTCTATTATGTTTCTACTTCAGGTGCTCACAATCATCCAATTGGTGTTGCAACGCACGAAGTTAATCCTTTAATAACCCTTTCAGTTACAACTTCAACTGGTGGACTGGCAGATGGCGATGTCTATCTGACTGAAACTGGCGAACTTGACTATGTTACTGTTACAAATGGTGGAGCCGACTATGTAGTCGCAGACACAATTGCGATTTCCGGTGGTGCTCCTTCAGTAGTTGGGACAGTAACTATGGACTTAGTTGACGGTGGAATAGCGGGATTCTCTGTATCAAATGCTGGTACAGGATATACTGATACGACTGCTAAAACAGTTGCAGTTATAATTCAGAATAACGCATTTAGCCCATCAACGATTTCTGCGAATGTTGGCGATACCGTCACCTTCCAGAATCTTGACATTCAGCCTCATACTGTTACACATACAGATGGTATGTTCGACTCAGGAGATATTCCTCAGAACGCAACATTCACTTATGTTATTACCAAAGAAACAGAGATTACAGACAAGTACGACCTCTATGATGATAACAATGTAGGCACAACCGCTACTCTTTGGGTGCGAGATAATTCTGTCTATGTTGATATGGTAACTACAACGGGTGGTGGAGTTAGAGGGCTTGCGACAGTAGACTCAAACGGAAATATTCTTAACATTGCTGTAGACAGACCTGGACAAGGTTATGTTTCAGGCGATACTGTAAGAATTATTGATGTATCTGGTCCTGGTGAAGGTGCTTATGCTGACATAGTTACAGACCGTAGTATTGCGGTAGTTAATGTGACTGCGCCGGGCACTGGCTATTCATCCGACACACAGGTTATAGCAATAGATAACACGGGCTACCCAATTTGGGATGAGCCACACGCAAACATTATCGGAACTTCATTTGGTTCAGGAGCAATCTTGAGACCAGTACTTACGACTGAAGCAGTTTGTTCAGACTCACAGTATCTAGACGAGACAACTTGTTTGGCTGCCACTGAAACTTGGACGACTGTCGGTGAAATGACTGGAGTGACTGTAGTTGACGGTGGTTCAAATTATACCGATATAACATTCGTTATTAATGACCCAGCGGAAACAGGTAATGGTGCGACTTTAGAAGCAGACCAAAATAATGTAGTTACCGCAGTTAACTTTACTGCAAGAGGCGAGAATTATAATGAACCATATCTTCTCGTTCAAGATGGTGGCGGATTACTAGGCTCTAATCTCTACGGCGGACCGACAGTTGGTAATGGCTTTGTTGGTACAGTTGGTTTAAACAACGGTATCGGAGCAGTTACGATTGTCGAAGATTGGCAAGACTATGAGCCAGGATATACTAGGGTTATGGTCATCGATGAACACGCAGAACCTACTGGTTACGGTGCTGAAGGCACTGCTACGCTAGGTGTTGCGGGTAACATCTCTGATGTTGAGATGACTAATCCAGGTACAGCATACAAAACACCAGTTGTGTTAGTTGCTGGACCAGTCATATACACTGGAGCATCAATTAATAATGTTAATACTGATTTAGCACTATATGGCCCAGAGGGAAATACCAACGGTTCTCCTTTCTCTGCTAATAATGCCGCAGGTACTAACTACAAAAACGGTATAATGATTCAATTTGAGAATCCAAATGGACATACTTTGAACGACTCTTGGTCATTCAAAACGATGTCTTGGACATTGGGTACTCCTGCGTCATTGCTATATACGTCTAGCCGATATGATGGTAACCTCGAAAATATGCGAGGCATCATAACTCTCAAAGATGTTTGGGATGTGTAAGGTTAGATAAATTTATATAAAATAATTCTGTATTATAAATAGAATTGAATATTAAAGAACTGGAGAAAATACAACTATGGATATTTTAACACTTGGTAAGATGAACCAAATGGCGAAAGATGTCGACCAAACCTTGGAATATCTAGCCAATGCGACATTCTCTGCCCTAAAAGACGTTTGCGATTTCCAAGAAGGAAACATTACAACGATTGAATCGTGTGTTGCCCAAGGAATCCTAGACTTAGAGGCTGCCGGAGGCGGTGGCGGTAGTGGGCCACAATACGTATTGTATGTTGGTTGTAATCATAACAGCGGACAGACTGGTCAAGAAGGAATAAACTATGGCGGACATCAATGCAACTGGACAGTTCCAGCAGATGTAAAAGGAATAAAATTTGAAATGTACGGCGGAGGGGCCTCAGGTTGGGGTGCTTGTTGCTGTATGATGGTTGGAATTCCTGGTGGTGCAGGTGGTTATATAGTAAAACACTTAAACGAAGAAGATGGCCATTTTACTGCCGGTTCTTCAGTATATTCAATATGTTCAGCAGGAACAGGCTGTTGCTATCCTGGTAGTAGCATAGGCAGAGGACATACGAGTTACGTTACTGGTCCTGGTCTTTCAAACTTCTGTGCGATTGGCGGGCACCAAGGTCAGCATCAATGTAGAAGTTTTAACTGTTACACTTGTTGTCATACTTGTTTCGGTTGTGCCCACGTTTACGGTGGGGATTATGGTCAACCGGGACGTTCATCTTGGTTACATAGTAATCATTATTGTGCGGGTGGTCTGTGGCAAGTTGCTTCAGGTTCCCCAGGACCTCTTGGAACTGGCGATGCACATTCCCCAGATGCGTGTACTTTTGGTATGCACTCCGGTGGTTCACCTGCCTCACCTGGTGTTGGCGGGTATAGCGGAATGACTTCGGGTAGTTGTTGTTGCTCAAAAGCCGGTGGTGGTGGCGCAGTAGTTGTCACATATTGGAAATAAGACAAATTAAAAGTTAATTAGGAGATATATTAAAAATGGCTAAATTGAATATTGAAATGACGTATCCAGTGCCGGATAAGTATCTATCCCAGAGTACGGCGGCCGGTAATACTGCTACGTTGTCTTATCTAGGGCCTGACACAATCTGGGTGCAAGTATACAAAGACGGAGATAACAAAGGGAAATGGAATACCAATCCCATAAAAACGAATTATCACGATGATGGTGATATCGAAGGCGAGGATGACGATATGACCGCGGCAATCGAAGCACTTCCAGTGCCTCTTGATTCGGCTCGAATCAAAATCGATTGCAACACGAATCCACATCTTTGTGCCATATGGACTGATTGTCACACTGTAGGCGATGACACAGGTTCTTATGAAAATCTTCCCCAAATACAAGATAAACTTCCTGACGGAACTGTTTATTACGAGCGTCCTCGAGACGATAAAATTCCACCTGACCACGTATGGAATCCACAAGAATGCACTTGGAATTTCGATACAGAAGAGTGGGACTTAGTATTACGTAAGCCTAAAGACTTCGGTATGCCCGAATCTTGGGATGAAATTCGTGCAAATAGAAACAGAGACCTCGAAGATACTGATATCAAAACACTTTTACCAGACGGTGATGAAAAGACTGCTTGGGAAGAGTATCGGCAACTATTGAGGGACATTCCTCAGACTTACGCCGGTGCAGAATTGCATACTATACCACGTCCAGAATCTCCCGAAGATGTAAAAAATAATGCGGCGAGAGCGGCTGAAGAGGAGAACAACTAATGGATATCTTAACACTTGGTAAAATGAACCAAATGGCCAAGAACACTAACCAAGCGTTAGAGTTGATGGCAAATCACGTATATGAAACACAGTCTGAAATTGCAGAATTTCAAGCAACCAATGAAACTAATATTGATTCGGCCGTCTCGACGGGATTGTCAGAAATTCAGACTTTGATTGATACTGGAGTTTCATCTGAACCCCAAAAACACTTTTATATTTACAACACAAATCATTGGTCAGTGACTAATGGTGGTTGTTGCTTACATTGGACTGTACCTGCAGGAACTCAAATAATTACATTTGAGATTCTATCTGGTGGCGGCCCAGGTGGCTCTGCCGGACACGATTATGACTCAGGTCACGGTGGTGCTGGTGGTAACTATAATGAAAAAACAATCTGTCTAGATGCAGGACATTTTAACTCTGCTCCTGGCAGTGAATCTTCTTATACATTATGTTCCGGTGGTACTTCACAATGTTCTTGTTGCACAACTTGTAACAGAGCGTGTAGACACGGTTGTACATCTTATGTAAACGGACCTGGCTTATCAAACTTCTGTGCGATTGGCGGTCACGGTGGTTCAACATCTTGGGATGTTAACTCTTCTTGTTATAACTGTCACATTGGAAATCTTCAGTGCGATAAAGGTAACTACAATGCAGGTTGGGTATCACATAACTGTAACGAAGCAACGCAAGGTGGAGATATGTGTTTCAGAGGTATTAATGGCTCACACGATAAACAGTATGACTGTTGTTCAGACACGCACTCATATAGCGGTGGACCTTCGGGACCATTTGCAGTATCAGGCACTGCTGTTAATAAGCATTGGTGTACTGGTAATCACGCTTGTTGTTCTACTCATTCAGCCTTCCCTGGTGGGGGTGGTGGTGGTTACGGAACAGGTGCAGGAACTCCTTGTGTAGGTGGTTTTGGCGCAGGTGGCTTAGTTAAAGTGACTTACCAATAATGAATAAATTTAGGAGATAGAATAAAATGGCACACGTACAAAAAATCGTAACTTACGACTTACCAGACGAGTTCGAGATGCTGTCACCGACTAAAGCGATGGGTAAAACGTCTACGCAAAGTTATGATGGCCCTTCTACTCTCATCCTATGGATTGACAAAGAGTCGCAAGATATTGAACAGACTTGGGACAAAGACGACTATACAGACCGTCCTGTACCATTAAATTTAGAAGTCAAAGAACTTAAAGCAGACACAGACGAGAATACGGTTAAAATCGGAATTCTCTACGGTGGCTTTGCAGAGAGAAAACTTTATGAAGTTAGAGTCGGACCAGTTGATGAGGACAATATTATCATTGCTGACCCCTCGGACCCACGGCAAATCTTTTCAGAAAATGATATCATAGATGACTATACTAAACCTCTAGTGTTTAGGTCTGATTATCGCCGAAGAGATGATGACTTCATTCGTAAAGAACGAAACAGTAGACTGAAACAGTCCGATGCCAGAATCGCAGAAGATATGCCTGAAGAAGTCAAAGCAAAATGGATGGCTTATCGTCAGAAATTACGAGATATCCCTGCAGATTGGTCCGCAGTACCTAACCATATGGTTAGATGGCCAACTGACCCAGACGGAGAGTATGATGACCCGTATGCTCGGAACGAAGATGAGAACCACGATATCATTATGGTGGCAGACCGCACAGCGGATGATGCCGATGCAATGGCACAATTAACACCTATTGATGGTATTGACGAGTAAGAATAAGAAGTTTTAAGTAGTATATTGAGGGCTTCCCTAGTGGGAGCCCTTTTTTATTGCGTATAAATACTTGACAAGATGTACTGATTATGTTATAATAGTCGTAATTTTAGGTAATTAAACAAGTGAGGTGAAGTGATGAAACCGAGTCGTTCAAAGGCTTTCTTTATAAATGGTGGTGCCGGTCGTGTGCTATCATCAATCCCTGCATTAGAAAAATATCACGAAGAATCAGGTGACCCTGACTTTGTTATTGTTTGTGAAGCAGGAATGGATTTCTACAGAGGACATCCAGTTCTCCATAAACACGCATACGAAGTATGGCACAAAGGACTCTTTGAAACTATCAGAGACAAAGATGCCGTATCTCCTGAGCCCTATCGTGTAAACGAATACTACAACCAACAATGTTCTCTTGCTCAAGCATTTGATATCGAAATCAATGGTCTAGAGGACCCACGAGAACTTCCAGTACCAACTGTCACATTAAACAAAATGGAGACTGTTACTGGATATCAAACTATCCAAGAAATTAAAGCGGGTGTTAATAAAGACAAGGCTATAATTATTCAGCCGTTTGGCCGTACTATCACCAAAATGGGAGAACACCTCGTAGATGGTACATCCCGCTCTTTTGAACTTGGAAACATTACTAATATTATTGGTATACTCCGTGAGAAGTATGCAGTAATTATAATGAGTGAAATTCCTTTTAATGTACCTCAAAACGAGAAACATCCAATAGCATTTCCAAAAGAACCCAATCTCCGACTATGGGCTGCGATGATTAATTCAGCGGACCATTTCTTGGGTTGCGATTCTGTTGGACAACATATTGCTAAAGCATTAGGCAAAACAGCGACAGTTGTTGTTGGTTCTACTGTACCTATCAATATCACTTATCTTGATGATGACGATTTTGATGTCATAGATTTTGGTCACGAGAAGGGAAGAGAATATTCTCCTATCAGACTAACTATGGATGATGAGATAGATAGGGGTAATGATAAGATAATGATGTTGGAAACTATGGAAGAAAAGAGAGTCGTAGACTCTTGTGTAGAATTCTTAGGAGAATCAAAACCATTCTCTGGCAAATTTGAGCCAAGTCAACCAAACCAATCCTGTGGTACACCAGCACCGACAACTACAGAAGAACAAAAACCCAAAGACTTACCGAACTATGATTTCAACACAACGAATTTATTGGAGACATAAGATATGAGCCAGTGGATAGCAGGTATAGCCAGAGGCCATAATGGTGGCGTTTGTTTATTGAAAGATGGAGAAATCGTTTTCTCTGTAGAAGAAGAGCGATTGAGTCGATTTAAATACGATGGCGCCCCATTAGCCTCTATGACTAAAATACTTGACTATACAGACAAGTTGGATTATCTAGTAATTGCTCATACACAACCAGATGAGAGCCGACTAGATTATAGTGGAGATACTATTTATGCCGGCTTGGCACGAAAATTAAGGCTGATTGAAAAGCCAGACCAAGTATTAGATATGCACAAATGGCACCATAAGATGCACGCCTCTTGTTCTTTCTATAGGTCTGGTTTTTCTTCTGCCGTTGCAGTTATTGTAGATGGCGCTGGAACATTTATTCCAATGCAAATGAATAACGAAGAAGTGATGGTCTGGGAATTAGAATCAATATTTGATTGTGCTTATCCAGATAATTTCAAGACTCTCTATAAACATCAAGGTAGTAGAGGACCCATTCCAAGTTATCACAACCTAGAATATAGTTCTGAAAGAGAGGGCGAGAAAGGCACTCACGAATTAATTATTGATGATTCTGCGGGCATCGTAAAAGCATACGAAGCCGTAACGCAATATTGTGGTTGGTCACCTATCGAAGCAGGCAAGACTATGGGGTTATTTCCATATGGTGGATTAGTAGATTACTTTCCAAACATATATTCAACACCACGTGGAAGTGATTGGAAAACCACAGACAGAAATTTAATTATTCCTACATATCCAAACGGAGCATTAGTAAATGCTGGTCGTTATAAAAAATTAAATATTGGCTTAGAAAAAGAAGATGGTGATGTGACATTACTTGATAATCGTAGAGATATGGCATTTGCCGTTCAGAAAGAATCACAACAAATGGTTCTTGATTTAATTCGTAAAGCAGTTAAAATGAGTGGTAATAAGAATGTTGTTCTTTCTGGTGGTTATGGACTTAATTGTGTCGCTAACTATTGGTATCTTGGCGAACTAAAAGATGAAGGTATAAATCTTTATGTAGAGCCAGTTTCAAGCGATGCTGGTACCGCCATCGGGGCCGCACTACTATGTCACTATTCACTAACTAAAGATGAGACAGTAAGACCATTTGGAGAATCTCTGTTTCTAGGACCCTCACAGATACCTACTGAAGAAGAAGTTATTAAAGTTGCGAAAAAATATGATGCTTCTGGTGTTTACAATAACCAGTACACGGAAGATGCTGTTAAATTGATTTTGAAGGGGAACATCGTATCGTTGTTCCAAGGTCAGAGCGAGATTGGTCCAAGGGCTTTGGGCAATCGTTCTATCCTATATGACCCGCGGACGCTTGACGGGAAAGATTATGTGAACTCGGTTAAACATAGAGAATACTTCCGTCCGTTCGCTGGGTCAATTCTTCACGAACACGCACACGATTGGTTTGATATGAGAGGTATGGAAGAATCTCCTCATATGATGTATGCTATGTACTGTCAAGAAGGTGTCGCAGAACAAATCCCTGCTATTATTCACGTAGACGGAACTTGTAGAATACAGACAGTCAAAGAACACCAGAATCCAATCTACTATGAAATGATTCAAAAATTTTATGAGGAAACTGGCATACCAATCATATTTAATACATCTTTCAATCTTGGTGGTGAGCCACTTGTCGAAACGATTGATGATGCTATTAGAACCCTGCGAGATAGCGATATAGAATATTTGTATCTCCCAGATATAAATACAATAGTTGAAGTAAAAAACAAGGAGAAAGACAATGACTAAGCGAGTTAAAGTGGTAGAAGAACTTCCCTTAGAAGAAGGTGGTGGGCAGAGAGAACGGTTTATAGATAAACTTCCTGATGAAGTAGTTAAAGTTAAAATTGATTCTTTAGCACACGGTTCTGGAAAAGACGTTTCAGAATCGGGCATTCCCAATCTGGGAGAGCCCGAGC